CCGGTGATGTGCAGGTTCAGCGTGTCGGCGCGCGACTTGGGCGCCGGGAACGGCGGCTCTAGCGGCGTCAGCAACCACATGTTGTGCCGGCCGGCAGCGTTCACCGCCACCAGGTCGTCCGCCTGGGGCGGCGTGTGGTTGATGCTGATGTGCTGCGGCCCAAGCGTGATGTAGCCGGGCGCCGCGATGGTCAGCCGCGAGTCGGGGACGTTCGGCGCGTTCGGGACGAAGACGTAGCCGTTGTCATCTCCCTTGACCGTCATCCAGACGTTCGGTGCTGTCTCGATGGCAAAGGTCGCACCGGGCATCCCGTCGCAGTAGTTGTCCGCCGGCACCGTCTTGCAGGCTACCAAATCGAGGGCAACCGAAGTAGGGGCGGTAGGCGGCGGGGTGACGACCGGCGGCGGCGTCACGATAGGCGGACGCGCTGGCGGCAGCGATATGCCGCACGCAGTCAGCATCAAAGAGCATACGAGTCCTCCGAACAACTGCTTCAGTCTCATCAGAACTTCTCCATGCACATCGTGAGATGTGCCTTCGCACGGGTAACCGCCACGTAGTAGATGTTCGCCTCTTCCTGCGGTTCGCCCTTCGGCATGAAGAACGTGGTGTTCAGCAGGAAGACGTTCTGCGCTTCGAGCCCCTTCGCCTTGTGGACGGTGCTGCAGATGACATAGGCGCCGGGGTTGTCCACGAACATCATGTCGATTTTCTCGATGAGGCCCGGCACGCCCTTGGCGCTCTCCGCGAAGATGCGCAGCGTGTCGCACTTGTCGGCCAGCTCGTCAATGCGGTGGAAGTGCTTCTCGGCGGTCAGCCGCGCGACTTGCTGCGCCTCGTAGGCGCTGAGCTTGCGGAGGAACGCCGGGATGCTGTGGGCAGCGTCGCCCACGCTCAACACCTTCACCAGGTTGCGCAGCGTCGCGCCGATGTCGCGGCCTACGATGCGCGCCGGCTTGTCGTTCACGAGGAAGCGCATCGCGGCTTTCGCGAGGGGCGCGTTCTTGCGCGAGAGGACGAAGTCGCCGGCCTGGGCGCGGGATACCACATCGTTAAGGGTCTCGACGCTATCGACCACACCATCAGGCGCGCTTTCATCAACCTGATAGTGCGGGACGAACTGGCGAGCGAGAGCGACGACCGACTTGGGGCAGCGGTAGGTTTTCGCAAGGGGCAGCTCCAGCGGCGAGAGCGAGTCCTTCATGATGCGCAGCGACTCGGCGCTCACGCCCCGGAAGCTGTAAATGGCCTGGTGTGTGTCGCCCACGAGCGCGATGCGCCCGCCGGGCTTGCAGCTGCGCAGCGCCAGCGTGAGCTGCGAGTTGTGCATGTCCTGGTATTCGTCCACCACCACGAGGTCGAACACGCCCTGCACCATGTCGTTCACGAGCGGCAGGTAAATCATATCCGCGAAGTCGATGCCGGTCGCCCGCGCCGACTCGGGGTTCTTCGCCCAGTCGAGGGCGCGCTGGACAGCGCTCACAATCTGCGCCAGGGTGTAGCTGTCGCGCGGGGTGGGGATGAGGTCGAACTCCTCCGCCAGCTCCAGCAGCGTGTCCATGCTGTGGTCGAACGGGGTAATTTCGCGCGCCTTGGTGGCAATCTTGCCGATGAGGCGTGACGCGCCGTAACCGAGCGAGCCGGCGAACTTCAGCCCGATGGCTTCCTCGCGTTCGTAGCGCTTGTTGGTCGGGATGAAGCCGATGGCGTTGCGCAGCATGCGGTAGCCGAGCGCGTGCAGCGTGAGGGCCTGCGCGTTCGGGTTCGTCAGCCGGTCGCTCAGCTCGGTCTGGATGCGCTTGTTGAACGCCGCCAGGAGGATGTCCTTCTCCGGGGCGTAGTTAATCGCCTCCAGGATGGTGGTCGTTTTGCCAGTGCCGGCCAGCGCCTGCACGACAAGGTTGTCGCCCGGCTTGCCGTCGCGGAACCAGTTGAAAATGGCCTGCTGGTATTCGCTCGGCGTGAAGCTCGGGGCAACCGGGGTGTTATCGACGGCGGCGTTCAGTCTGGTTGATGGCATGTCCTAGTAGTCTGCACGCTGCGTGCCAAAAGGTGCCGGCTGTTTTCTTGTCCCGCCGGCTAGGACTCGACTGCCGGTTCGGGTGTCGATGCCCGTTGTGCCGGCTAGTAAACGAAGCCCCTGGAGGAACGGTCCGCCCGTCCACACCAGGGGCTGACCCGGTAGTTAGCCGAGCTTGACCATCTGCGTGGCCTTGTCGAAGGACACGCCGGGGATGGCTGCGAGGTTGTCCCCGCTCATGCAGTAGAGCCGCACGGCTTCCCGCAGCTCGTCGGACACGTCCGCCAGGGCCGACAAGAGCTTGACGTTCAAGCGCTTGATGGTCAGCGTCTTGTCCTTTGCTTCGGACAGCACGGAGACAACGTTGTCCTCCGCAGTGGCCGTAATGACGGCAGCGTCGATGGCGACGGGCGCCGCCGCAGTCGCCGGCTTCGCAGTCGCCGCACCAGCAACCGCCGGTACGCTGACCTTCGCGAGGTCCTGCTGGCCGTAGTAGACAGCGACGACGAGGTTTTCGCGGGGATGGGTGACTTTCTTCCCGTCCTTCACGACTTCCTTGCCTTCCTTGTCTTTCTGGACGCGCGGGTTTTCGAGCGCCCACTTGCTGGTGTCCTTCACCCAATCGAACTGCACACGCGCGCCGCGCAGGTTCGAGTAGTCGGCCACGAGCTGGTCCGGGTCTTCCGGCAACAGATTCTCGTTGAAGCCGGCGCCGCCGTCGATTGGCGACACGAGGGACGCGTAGAACACCATGAACTGCGAGTTCTTGTTGAACTGCTTGGTGCCCTTGAGCCCGCGACCGTCGCAGACGACTTCGAAGTCGCCTTCGTAGGCCACGCGCATCGGCTGGAGAGTCGGCGTCTTGCCGTCCTCCATGATGGTGAACACCGCGTAAAGCGGCTTCGAGACGGCTTTGCCCGTCTTCGGGTCGATTTTCGCGGCGCGCTCTTCACCCTTGAAGAGCGGGTTCTTGGTGGTGAACTGGAGGTCGAGGACCGTCCCGTCCTTGCGACGGAGGATTCCGCCGCCACCGACAGCGTTCGCAACACGAGTTGAAGGCATTCGTTCTACTCCTCTGAGGTTTCCGGGTTCACAGACTCTTCTGCAATCAGCGTGCCAGCTTGGGCCTGGACGATGCGTCGCAGCTCCCCCAGCGCTTCGGGGGTGTAGGCGCAGCCACACGAGGGCTGCAGGTTGTTCCCAATCGCATGGCGATGACCAGCGATGGGCGGCAGGAGGGCCAGGATAGGCGCCAGTGCCTCTCGGTTGACCGCAGCGTGGTATCGCTGGGCCTGCTTGCGGGCTTTGCGGAACTGCCGGCCAGAAACGCCTGGGGCCCGCTTCCACAGCTTGCGGATGCTCCCGTCGTCATAGACCTCGTAGGTTTCCCCCTGGTTGCGTGGCCGATAGCGGACACTCGTCCCCATCGGAGGACGCGCCTCGCTGAGCTGGCGGGTCTGCATGGCCTCCGCGATATGGCGCTTGGCGCGGGCCTCGGGGTCCTCTGGTGTGACCTCGACGGCCGAGCCGATACTCGCTGCCACCAGGGCGCCCAAGCCTTCCTTGGTGTCGCCTGTGGGCTTCTGGAAGTCCTCCTGGGCCCGTAGCTCGGCGTCCTCCAGGTCGTATTCCGCGATGGCGTCGTCCACCAGGCGCTCCACGAGGTCGTGCTTGGCTTGTTCGTTAGCGTCCACTGTCACTCCCAGAGGACAGTGTCCTGTCCACGAAAACGGACGCTGCCACGGTGGTCGCCGCGAAGCCCAGGCCCAACGCCAGGGCGAGCAGGACTACCCGTAAGACCAGCATTCCCAACAGTTTACCAAGTTTCACTTGTCCCCCTCAGTAGATGACGACTTCGGTTCGCGCTCGCTGACGCTCTCCGACGAGTTCGAAAGTATAGATACCAGGCGTGCCCAGATAGAACGGTTCCACGCGGAGCGCTGGGCCGTTGCCATCCTCGACCCAGCAAGAACGATGACTCTCGGGCCCTTCGACAAGAAAGCAGACTGCGCCGCGTGTGGTCGCAGGGTCGTAGTGTCCTCGGGCCGTGATGACACTAGGCACCGCTCCCCTCGTCTGGCTCGTCGTAACCGAGAAAGGGGTCCTCTGGACTGCGGTCGTCGTCGGCGTCTTCGTCGTCACGCTCGCCGCACACGCCATCAGGGACACCGCGCACGTAAAGCCCAGTGCGTCGCGCCACGCGTGTCGAAGTTCTCGGTTCACGCTTCAGCTCCTCTGCCAGCTGCTCGATAGCCAGCTTGATAATCCGCGCGTCGCTGTCCAGCATGTCGTCCTCGGGCGCGTGCCGCAGCAGCTCCTCGCACACGCGCAGCTGCTCGGGCTTGCCGGCTGCGGCGTCGAGGCTGTTGAGGGACGCCAGCCACGCTTGGACCTCAGCGTCGCTCAGCGGGTGCGCCAGGGTGTCGGCAGCGTGCGCGTCGAGGCGCTGCTGCTCCTCGGTCGAGAGAATGCGCTTCACTGCCGGCGCCCCATGCGGCTCAGCTGCATCACGAGCGCGATGCCGCCGATAGCGAACAGGGCCACCAGGAAGCTGCCGAACGCAGCCGCGAACAGCACCCACAGGAGAGTGTCGGTTAAGGCGTTCACGCTTTCACCTTCCAGGTCGTCTTACCGCTCGGGGCGATAACACGCTCGTTGCCGGGAATCAGCCGTTCACGCGGGGTTTGCACAACAGGCTTTGCCATCAGTCCTCCACTACCACAAAAGCAAGAAGCATGCCATCACGCCGGGTCCACGATGAACACGTCGATTTTCTTGCCACTGTCGAGGAAGTAGCACACCGAATGGGCGAAGTAGCTATTGCGGTCCCAGCTGCCCACACCGTGCGCCTTCTCGAACTCCTGCACGCTCTCGGCATCGCCCTCGTAGCTCACCCCAATGCGCTCGAAGTGCTTGTTCAGCGCTGCCAGGACATCGTCAGGGTTCTGCGCCAGCACGCTGCCCAGTGGCAACACGTAGAGGTCGAGGTCCTTGTCGCTGTAGCCGTGGTTCAGCACGCCGCCGCCCAGAGCCACGTGGTAGCCCATCGGCCACACGAGCGCTTGCAGCTGTCGAATCATCAGCAGTGCGTCCGCGAGATACCAGGGATGGCGCGTCAAGTAGCGTGTGTCTTTCGCCGGAACGACTTTCACAATTTTAGCCATCGTTTGCAATCTCCAGAAGGTTACAAGATAATCGCGTAGACGTTGAGGGTTGACCCCTTATTCTAGTGGTTAGTAGTTACCACTAGAGGGACAGGGAGCCGCGCCGGAAGGCGCGAGCGACTACGGAATACCACGTAGTGCTAACGTCCTCTACTGTATATGGGGCTTCGTGTGCTGCGAGTAGTCTGCGCAGCGCTTCGACTCGTGTGATGTCGGGCAGCGGGCCTGCCACCGCTGCGTGGGTCTCGGTTGTCTCGCGCACGGTCGCCGTAATCGCGTTCATCGGGTTGTATCCTCCCAGCGCGCCGACTCCGGGTAATCGTCGGTGTTGCTGTAGTGGGCGTATTCCGTTGGCTCGATGTAGAGCGCTCGACCGCTCGCAAATGTGATGCGCAGCCGCTGGTCATCCGGGTTCACGTGGATAGCTGCGATGTTCTCTTTCAGTATGCGCACCCAGAACAGCCGCTCAGCTTCTTTGCGCTCCGCCACACGCTTGCGTGCAGCCGCCGCAATGTCGATAGCTTCCTGGCGCATTTGCTTCTGTCGTTCGGTGTCGAACACTTCACGTGGTGCCATTAGTCGGTCCTCCCTGTCGGTCGGCCCTCTTCGCGCACCGGATAGGCTGCGAGCGGGTCGAACTCGGGCCACAGGCCCAACGTGCGCACAACAGGCGCATAGCCCTTGATGGCGGTTGCCACGTAAACGAAGCGCCCTTCGCGGTGCGCCACGACTCGCGTGTTACTCACGGGGAAATACCAGCTCAGCTCCTCGCCGTCGCGCAGCTTACGCAGTGCCTTGTCGTAAACCTTCATCCATGCGTCGATGTTAATCATGGCTCATCCTCCTGCACGTCCGGTGCCACCTTGGTTTCCACTACAAACGTGCGCTTTCCGTCGAGCACTATCTCGGTGGCGTCCCCTTCTCGGAACACGCGGTATCTCAATTGGAGGACACCCTTGGGGTCCAGCGACAGCAGTCGCCCGAAGCTGTTCTTCCGGTTGGTCAGCTCCAGCCGGTTGCCTTCCTGGGCTTCGAGATACCAGGAACTGCGCGCGTAGTTGTGCCAGAACGCGCTGCCGAACGGTTTCTCGGTGTCCTTCAGTCGGTTCATGTGCGCCAGGATGAGCGCCCCACACTGCAGCCGGCGCAGCGCACCGAAGAACTCGGTGGGTATCTCGGGCCCCTCGGTCGCAGCTGCCGGCGCTGCGCTGTCGATGACGAGGAATTCGATGCCGCGCTGGTCGATGTAGCCGCGCAGCGAATCCTCGATGACGGGCAGCGGCGCCCGCGCGCTGAGGTAGTAGAGGTCGGGGAACGGCTGGTCACCGAACAGCGACGCCAGGCGCTCCTGGTGGTCCTCTCCACGCATCTCCCAGTCGAGGTAGAGGGTGGGCACGGTCTCGCTGAGTTGTGCGGCCCAGTAGAGCGCCAGCAGCGATTTGCGGGCGCCTCCGTCAGCGAACAGAATCGTGGGGTCCTCGATGAGCAGGGGAAAGCCGGCGACTTCGAGGAAGCGCTCGTCCTCGCGCGGCGCCACGCTCGACAGCACCACGGGTGCCTCGGCTTGCCCCACGTGTAGCGCGATGCGCGCGAACAAACCGTGGATGTCCTTGCTCCAGCTGGCCTCGCCCTCGAACACCGCCAGGTTGCGCAGCAGCCGCTCCCGACTGCCAAGGTCCAACAGGTCCACCTTGGTCGAGAGCCACGTGCGACCGTTGCGCGGGTCATACAGCATGCACTTGGTGAACAGCGCGGCGTTCACCCAGTAGGGCTCGCTGATGCGCAGATGGTAGAGTGTCCCGTCGCCGGCTGCGAGCGGGATGTTGTAGCTGAAGTCTTCGCGCTGGTCGAGGTCGTCCACCAGGTCGTTCACCGCGAAGGCTGCGAGATGCGAGGGCACTAGCGCGCCTCCATTGGAGAGTCGAGCCATTCCTGTATTTCAGGGGACAGCGTAAACCACTCACCTTTCAGTCGGTAAGCTGCGAATAGCCAATGGTAGTAAGCCTCCTTGTCTCCACGCTCAACACGTAGAATGTTCAACATGCGCGGGTAGCCTGTCTGAAGCTCGTTGCGACGGGTTACGACGTCTACACTGCGCCCGATTTTTACCTCCCCAGCCTTTCGGTTGCCGATGCAGTAGGTTCGCATGTCGAGTGCGTTAAGCCGCTTGATGTAGCTCGCACTTCCCCACGACTGTGAGTCGCCTGCAGCTTGCTTCATGAACGTTCCACGTGCGTAACGCATCAGCGACTCCTTGTCAGCTGTCGCAGCGCACGCAGCACCACACGCCGACTACTCCAGCGGGCGCCTCTGTCGAGGCGCTCATACATCGCGACAGCGGAGCCCGCCGTCCAGCGCGCTCGCGCTTCGCAGCAGCGCCAGCAGGGGCAGTTCTCCGTAGGGCGCCAGCTCATGACTTGGGCCCCGTGGCCGTCTGCTTGCCGGCAGCGCTGCCCGTGTGGATGTTGTAGACCGGCAGCTTCGCGACATCGGACGAGGGTCCGCTGCAGCCGCCCGCCATGCCACCGCTCGTGCGGTCGCCCACCGTCGCCAGGATGCCCACGGTGATGGGCGCGAACAGGAGTTTGCGTCGTTCATCTCGGGTCACTTGGATAACTCCGGTGTGGTCGTTGTGGCCGCTTCGTTCGCTCCGCTGTCGCTCACTACGCTTACAGATGCCGCAGCGTGCGCGGCCTGCTTGTCGGCGCGAGCGAGCCGGCGCTTGTTCCAAGACGGTTTCTCGTGCTTGTCTTTCGGTGCGAGCTTGCGCTTCATGCCTTGTTTCATCGTCTCACCTCGACCGTGGTCTCGTGCAAGACCGCTGCCAGCAGCATGTCGTCATTGCTGTCCTCGATGAGGGACAGCGCTCTGTCGCTTAGCGGGGTCGTGCTGACGCGCACGCGCTGCGCCTCGCAGAACTCCTCGAACGTCGTGTAGTCGTGACCGTCACTCGTCCGCTGTTTACCGGTTGCGAGCACTTGCTTACGCCAGCCTTTTGCCATGTTCAGTCTCCAGTAATGCGCGGCCTCGCCGCGACAGTGCGTAGATGTAGCCGCGTGAGCACTGGTAGTAGGTGGCGATGTCGCCCGGCGTCATCCCAGTCGCCCGCAGCCGTAGCACGTGGCGCGCTCGCAGGTTCGCGGTGCGCGCACGCTTTTCCTTCTCCGCTTGACTCACGCTCATGGGGTCCTCAGTTGCAAAATCCGCACCACACGCCCGCGCTGTCGCGCTCGTTGTGGTGGATGTCCTCGACGCTCGAACCCTCCGCCGGCTGGTGGTCGGGCACGTCGAAGGTGTCATCCTCCAGCTTGCTCGCATGCTGCCAGCAGGCGTGGAAGTAGCGCCCCATGCTGGGGTCGTCGTCCTGATGCGCACAGCGACGTTTCGTCCAGGCGGGGCGCATTATGTGGACCTCATCTGGACGGCGCCGCCGGCTTCGACCGCTTTCTTGCCCTTCGAGCGCGCCGCCTTGCGTCCGAGCGTTTCGAACAGCGCGTCGAGGTCGATGATAAGCTCGACCGCATGGCGCCCGATGCCACCGAACTCCAGGTCGTTGTAGTGCTTGACCTCGACCATGCGCTGCTCGCGGTAGATTTTCGCCATGTTATCTCCTGTTCAGTGTCAGCACGCCGTAGGGGCCGATGCACTTCGCCCATGTGTCGGCGTCGAAGATGTTGCCGCGCACGGTGGTCGCCTCGCTCTTGCCGATGAACGGCTTGGGCCCGCCGGCATACAGCACGGCGCCATCCTGATTCCGCACGAAGCCGTAGTAGGTGCGCCCGCCCGTGGCGTCGCCCGACATCAGCCTTGTATACTTCGGGCCGATGGTGAAGTCGATGAACGAGGAGCCTTGCGCCAGGCGGCTGAAGCTCTCCTGATTCTTGTTGCGAACACGGTTGACCTCAGCGATGAAGTCTTCGAGCGCCGCCTTGAACGTCTGCTTCTGTATGGTTTCCATGTGCTCTCCTGATTGTGCCGCCGGTTCGGATTTATACGAACCCATCACCCTTTCGGGCTACTCGGCGGCTGTGTTGCTACTCATCCTCTAGCGCCAGCATTCCTTCGACGGCGCCAACATCCACGAACTGTTGCAACCCTGATGCCAGCAAGAGCAGCCGCAGAATGTTCTCGCGGTTCTCCTGATTCGTCGCCAAACGTGGACGCAGGTTGCGCCAGACTGTCCTGACTGCGAACAGCTTCGCTACGTTGTCCTGGTCCGATGCCTTGATGTCTTTCGCGAAGGTCGCCAGTTCGAGGTTCATCCTGCTACCCTCATCAGCATCTCTTCCGCGCCCATCACCGCCGGCTCGCCGCAGCGCTCGCACGGGTAGTTCTTCGCATCGGGCTCGCAGCCCTTCCTGGTTGCGCGGCAGTGAACGCAGAACCCCGTGCCGTCGTCCCGCTTCACCGCGTTCACAATCATCGACATCGTCAGCTTCCGCCGCGCGATGCTCCGTCCGTTCTTGCCGGTGACTTGTTCACTCATTATGCCTCCTGATTGTGCAACGTGCGTGCCAGGCGCTTGCGCGGGGGCTTCCTGATTCTTCGTCCTGATTCGGGGACAGACTGTCCTGATTCGCTGTCCTGATTCAGCGACACGACGCCATACACGAGGCACCGTCGCTGGAGGGGCTGGAGCCTATGCAGGTTCTGTGCCAGCCGATGCAGCAGGTCCATGTCCGACCGATTTAGTCTGGCATGAACCTTGCTTGCGGCGCCTGGTCGCTCGCGATTACGTTTTCGCATGTCACCGATAGTCTGCAAGGTGTATGCCGGCTTGTGTGCCACAGATTTAGGACACGATGCGCCATTTCAGAGCACAGCGCGCCAGCATACCGCGCGTTTTGCTAGTGTTTTCGCGTGTTTTGCTTGGCATAGCGCGTGCTCTATTGTCTGCCGTGCTCACGGTAACCGCTAACAGGGAGAATCAGACAATGAAAAGCCACGGTCAATCCACGAACGCTATCACTCGGAACCTTGCGAACGCGCAAACGCTCAAAGCGTATGCGAATCCTCCAGTGCTCGATTCGCGCGCTACCGTCTACCGCGTTTACGTCGCGAACGTGGACTATGCGCCCTTCCTGCCGTATCTCACGGCAAACGGCATCGAAGGGGCAACAATCCTCAGCGCTACAGGCATTTGGCAGGGTAGCGTGGAGCGCTCGAACGTCGTTGAAATTATCGGCACGTTTGCGGACCGTAACAAGGTCGTCCAGTTTGCGAGTGCTCTCGCGCATGGCTGGAATCAATCGGAAGTTTTGGTAACGTGGCAGAACGCGCGAACGTTCGAAACGGTTACCGTTTACGGACGGTAGCACGGCAGTTAATCGGGCGCCCTCTGGGGCGCCCTTTTCAACAGAGGGACACAATGACCTATTCCCATGGCGCCTACATCGCAAAGCAAGAGAGTTTAGCAGAGCAAATCGCCGCGCTTGAGACATCGATGCGCGAAAGCCATAGAACCCTTATCGACGCGTCCAGTGACGGCACTACCTATGGTGAGCGTATCGCTACGCTGGCGATTGAGCTTGCTACGCTCATTCTGGAGGACTAGACACAATGCGCATCAACAAATCGCCGCATGCGCGCAACGTCGCGCGTTACAAGCGTAATCTGCGCAAGGTTTACGCGCGTGCTACCGATGCCGACAAAAAGGAAGGTCTCGCGTGGTATCCTACCGCGCAAGGTGGATGCGAAACATGGGCCCGTGGTTTCGGCTTGGATGCTCGCACGGTCGCATGCGTCATTGCAGCTATCAGTCCGCAATGCGACTGGACGTCTAACCTTCGCATCGCGTTCGAGCTTATCTCAGGCCAAACCACGGTAACAGGTGGCGCGCTAAGGGCGAACGTCTACAAAGCACGGGCGATACTCGCAAACCGCGCGACTGAGGTAACGAACTACTTCAAGGTTGCTCCAAAGGTTACCGCGTTCTCGCAGAACCTTAGTGGGGTGCGTCGTGCGGTAACCGTGGATGCGCATGCTGCGCAGGCCGCAACAAACAACCTTAACGTGAGCACGGTCCGCCCTGCGGCGTATATCGTGTTTGCCGAATGCTACCGCGCGGTAGCAGATGAGTTAGGCATTGACCCACGAGACTTTCAGGCTATCGTTTGGTGTGCATGGAAACGGCGCTATAGCCCGGAGCGCAAACGCGCCATCAAACGGCAGGCTAAGGCGGAGGTAAGCTAGTGGCTTGCCTTGCCTGCGGTGGCTTGCTTGCCTTGCTTGGTGGCTTGGGACGTCTTACTTGGTTCCGCTGTCGCGACTGCGGGTTAGACCAGTGTCGTAAGCTCACGGCGGAGGACCTAGACAATGAATGACGCGCGAGAGGACAAAGCAGTAACGCGGTTTGCGCTCGAAGCCTACCACGGGTTACTGTCCGATACGTTGAACGCGCGCCACAAGTCGCGCGGTAATGATGCGGCATGCGACGCGATACGCGCGACTATGCGACGCGTGGAACGTCTAGCGCTAACGCTCAAAATGGAGGAGACCAGTGTTGACTAGCTTACCGTCACGATTCGCTGTGGACGATACCGATATACCTAGTGGGGGTTACCTCCGCCCCTTTCGCGCGCGACGCGCTATTGCGCAAGGGGCTCCCCGCCCCACGCGTAAACGCGCGCGACGTTTGCACAATTTGAGAGTAGCGCGCATGCGCGCACTACTGCGAGCAGAGTTAGACGACGCGCGGGCGTTCGCGCACGCGTTCGATTCTACGTTCTAGCGCGTTCCGCCCATACCCTACCAACTAGCGCGCTCCGTCCACACGGGGCGTGCCCCTACCACACGTAACAATCAACTCGCAAGGCAAAGTTAGTGCGCGCATCGCGTGCTAACTGTCGCGCGTAGCATGCTTTAAGCATGCTCGCAGTGGTTTGAAAACGCCGGCCGCACGCCGTCCGCCAGGCCCTGCCGGCGCGCGGCGAGCGTAGCGACATCGTCCGTGTGTGGGACTCCCCTGGAAAATCCCGGCCCGACTTCGCCAGGGCAAACGGCTGGAGGGAAAGGGGTTAGCTACCCCGGACCAATTTTCTGGGCTGTTCATTAACAATGAACAACGCGGAATACTGAACAACTACTGGGTAGGGTGGGTGTGGGTGCGCAGGACGGGAAGTAGGACCTGCGATGTCACTGCAATTATAGGCGATGTGTTGCGTGCATGCAAACGGTATGCTAACCTTGGTGCATGGGCCTCTTCCGGCTGGTGTTCCTGTGCCTCGGGTTCGCCGCTGGTTGCTGGTTCAAACACCTAACCCGCCCGGATTCAACGACTTACAAGGACTAATGCCCTCCACCAGAGTAGCCAATGCCGTGGTCACCGACGAACAGCGGCAGTCTCCGCCAGCGTCGGTGGAGCTGCGCGCTCCCTCGTCCCGGCTGCGCCGGTCCGAGGACCGTGACCGCGAGCGGGAGGACCGCAAGCGCGGGCCCAAGTCTGCCGAGGACGCCGACGCCATCACCCAGCTGACCATGCGCCTGATGGACAAGCTGACCGCTGCCGAGATAGCGCGCAAGGCGGAAGTGGACCCGCGCGCCGTGCGCACCGTCATCAAGGCGGCTCGCGCCAGCCTGGCGTCCCGAGCCGAGTTCTATGTCGAGGCCCATGCTGCCGCCACCGCTGTGGCTGCGCTGGCCGGCGACGCGAAGCCAGCCCAGTGGGCGATGGAGCGCATCGCGGAGGAAGGTGAGCGCATCGTGGACGCGCCCGAGGAGAACAAAGTCGTGCAGGCGCCCACCTTCACCCTGGGCTTCGTGGTCGGCGGCATGCCGGCAGTGAAGGCGCTGCCCCCGGTCATCGACGCCGAGACGGTGAAGGACTGATGCCTGGCGTCGTCCCGATTCCGCCGCACATCCTCGAACGCATCGAGACGGAAGCCTCGAAGGCTGTCCGCCCTGACCTCCGCAAGACGGTGTTCCTGCCGGGCGACCCCGACATCCCGAGCGACGCGTTCTGTGTGAGGCGCAGCGACGGCATGGTCGAGGTGCTGTATCGGCCCGACTCCGAGAAGCACAAGGTCTACCACCGCAGCAGCATCCCGAAGCTCATCATGGAAGGCCGGCGCGGCACCGGCAAGTCGCATACGATGCGGTGGGACTTCCACATCCGCGCGATGAGCTACCCCGGCTTCAAATACCTGATGCTTCGGCGGACGATGCCCGAGCTGCGCAAGTCCCATCTCCTGTTCCTTGAACACGACATGGAGAAGATGGGCGGCGTCGCGCTCGGTGTGCGGTCGGGCAACGTCGAGGCCCACTACCCGAAGGTGGGCGGGCTGCGCTCGCTGGGACTGTTCGGGCACTGCGAGACCGAGGCCGACGTTCTGAAGTATCTGTCGGCGCAGTTCGACGCCATCTGCTTCGATGAGATAACCACCTTCGACTGGGACATGGTGACCCGCATCAGCACGAGCTGCCGTGTGCTGGAGGGCAGTGGGCTCACCGCCATCATTCGCGGCGGGACCAACCCCATCGGCGTGAGCGCGGACGAAGTCTACCACTACTTCATCGCACGCGATGTCCTCCCCGAGGAGGACCGCAAGTATGAGCCGAACGACTGGGGCGCCCTGCACATCGAGCGCGCGGACGCCTCGCACGTAGACTTCGAACAATACGACAAGCAGTTCAGCGGTCTATCGCAGGCGTATCAAGACGCCTGGCTCGAAGGGAAGTGGGGAGTCGAGGGCGCCTACTTCACCATCGAGGAAGACAACCTCACCCAGGAAATCCCGATGGTGATGGGCAGCGAGGACGAGCCCGCGCGCATGGCGCGGCACTGGCCCTGGATGAACATCTACCGCGTGTTCGACTACGGCTTCCATGACCCGGCGGTGTGCGTGTGGGTGATGGTGCTGCCGAACGGACGCTACATGCCGTTCCAAGAAGCGAGCTGGGTCCACAAGACGGCGCAGGAAATCATCCCCGACATCGAGCGCCTGTCCGAGGACATGAACATCCTGGGCACCATCGCGGACCCGACGCTGTGGAAAGGCGAGAAGGAGATGGGCCACTGCATGGCGCACATCTTCGAGGACGCCGGCATGCCGCTCACGGCTGGCATCAACGACCGCACCGCGAACGGCTTCGCCACCCAGGAGCTGCTGCAGAGCAGACTTAGCGATGGGTTGCCGGCTATGGTAATCTATGAGCCGGGATGCCCCACGCTGGTGAAAACGCTGCGCTCGATGCGCATCGACAAGAAACATCCCGGCCGTTTGGCCGACTCGAAAGTTGACCACATGCCCATCTCGTTGGGCTATCTCTCGATGGCGGCGCCGCCACCGACTCGCGTGCCGAAGCTGACACGCGAGCGTCCCTGGATGAAGACCACCCAGGGCAAAGCCTATGTGATGGGTTCGAACAACGTGCGCCGCCGCGCCAACTCGGTATACGATTCGCTCTGAGGACAACATGGATAACTACGCACCCGAACCGCTCGATGCCGAGAACACGCCAGCCGAGGGCACCAGTGTCGCCCCGGATGTCAGCGCGTCGGCACCGGACGCCAACGCTCAGCCCAAGTTGTTCCGAGCCCGCATCGCGCGCTCACGCAACTACAAACGCCAGCTCATCGAAGGCTGGCGCGAGAACATCGACCGGCGGCGCGGCAAGGTCTACGACAGCGACAGTGACGACGACCGAGTCGCCATCACCTACGACTGGAGCGCGACCAAGGACAAGCACGCGCAGCTGTTCAGCCAAGTCCCGCAGGTGCGCCTGAAGGCGAAGAAGAAGGCGTTCAAGGCAGCGATGCCGACGCTGGCGCGCAAGGTGAACGATGCGCTCGCCACGGGCGGGCTCGGCACGGCGATGAACGAGGTGATGCCCGACGTCATCAACGCCGCTGGGTTCGGCATGGTCAAGGTGGCCTACGAGTCGCGGCAGGAAATGCGCGACCTGCCGGAGAAAGAGACGACCGCACCGGCAGCGCCCGCCGAGATGGCGCCGCTCGACGCCGACGCGATGCAGGAACCCGGTGAGCCCGGCGCTCCCGTGGAAAACCAGGAGCCCGGCGAGGGACCGCAGGCGCCACCGGCACCACCGAAGGTCACGCCGACGCCGTATACCACGGCCAAGCGAATTATCATGTCCAGGGTAAGCCCGAGCGACGGGCTGTGGGACCTGACGTTCAGCGGCTCGAACTTCAACCGCTGCCCGTGGGTCGGAGAGACCGGGCGCATGCACTGGTCGCGCGCCTCGAAGGAGTTCAAGCTCAAGCCGAGCGAGAAGTCCACGGTCTGCGGCACGGGCGTGAAGTCGAGCTACGACCGGCTGACGAATGACGAGGAGCGGGACCGCTACGTCGAGACCGAGATGGTCGAATACGACGAGATTTTCTACTGGCGCTACCTGTTCCATGATGACGAAACCTCGTTCGAAGCCATCCAGCGCATGGTGTTTGTGCGTGGCAAGCAGGAGCCCGCCATCAACGAGCCGTGGAACGGACAGAAGCGGCTGGACGAAGTCACCGGCAAAGAGAAAGAGGACGGCACCGTCATCGTGGGCGCGTGCTTGTTCCCCATCCAGTTCCTCACGCTCACCTACCTGAGCGACGAAGCGATTCCGCCGTCCGACACCGCGATGGGCCGGCCGCAAGTCGAGGAGCTGATGCAGGGGCGGACCGACATGATGCTGCAGCGCCGGCACTCGCGGCCGATGCGCTGGTTCAACAACATCCTGGTCTCCCCGGAAATCGCGACCGCACTGATGCGCGGCACGTGGCAGGGGGCGATTCCGCTGAACGGCAGCGGCGACCGGGCGGTTGGCGAGATTGCTCGCGCCTCCTACCCGCAAGAGAACGACATGTTCGACCGTATCGCCAAGACGGAGCTGCAGCAGACGTGGGGGCTCAGCTCGCAGGGCAACGGCGGCGGCTCGAACACGCAGATTCGCACCGCAGCGGAGGCGAACAACGCGCAGGCCAACATGACCACCCGCGTGAGCTTCGAGCGCGCCCAAGTCGCGCAGCTCGTGGCGAACGTGGGCCAGATTGTGGCCGGCTTGCTCTGCCTCTACGGCGACTGGGACGAGGAAGAGACCGCAGCGCTGGGCGACATGAGCCTGCTGCACCTCCCCGGCTACTACACCTACAACATCCGCACGGATGCCACGGTGCTGCTCGATTCGAACCAGCGCTACCAGCGGCTCGAACAGTGGTGGAACATGACAGCGAAGTCGGGCATGGTTGACCAGGAGGGCCCGCTCCAGGAGATGGCGTCCCTCATCGACGTGGACGAGGAATCGGTGAAGAACCCCGCGCCGAAACCGCCAGACCCGCCGAAGGTCACCTACTCGTTCAAGGGCGAGGACCTCGACAACCCGGTGGCCGTCGCCATCATGATTGCTTCCGGCACGCTGCCGAACGCGCAGGCTATCGAGGCCGCGAAGCAAGCCATCCTCAGCTCGAAGCAGCTGCCGGCGCCGCCGCCGCCGCCCGGCATGCCGCCTGGTGGACCCGGTGGGCCAGCCGGCCCTGGCGGGCCTGGCGCTCCGCCGCCACCTCCGGGACCAGGGGCACCCCCGCCTCCGGGTCCGCCGGTCCCGCCGCCTCACGTGGCATCACCGCAGGTTGACCACCACCCGGAAATCGACATGGCCGGCAGGGTGAACAAGCGAATGCAGGACGGCAGGTAACACTGGCACGGGGCTTGCATGACACTGAAGTGTGGGTGGGCTGGATGTCCGGGGTTCCCGGCGTCCAAGCCCGCACCGATTCCGCCGCCCCTTCCTTGTGACTGCGGGCGCGCACCAAAGGCCAAACATGGGTAAATCAATCTTCGCGTCGAAAACGTTCTGGGTCAACGTGTTGGGCGGCATTGCCTCGGGCAGCGCGCTCGCCACCGGTTACCTCCCGCCCAAGTATGCCCCGGCTGTCGTCTCTGCCGGCGCCATTGCGAACATCCTCCTGCGGTTCGCGACCAACCAGCCCATCCAGTAAGCGAAGGGACTCCACCGTGAAGATGGTTGACGCTCGATGCCGCGTGTGCGCGGTAGTTCGGAAAGACACCCTTCAGAAAGACGGCGGCTCCATCGCTTCGTGCGCGTCCTGCGGCGGCGAGATGGAGCGCATCTTCCAGATGGCCGGCGAGAAGACCTCGGACGTCCATGTGGACAGCATCCCCGGCGGGCTCTACATCAAGCACGGGCTTTGCAACGAGGACGGCACCCCGCGCCGCTACGACTCCTACTCCGAGATTCGGCGCGAGGAGGAGAGACGCGGGCTCATCCCCTACGTCACACACGAGACCGACCCGGCGAGCGGGAGCGACAAGAACGAGCACACGCAGCGGTTCATCGGTCTCCCGGCCGCACTGAACCCCGAGGACGAAGCGCGGCGCATCGCGGCCTGGCACGAGCATGAGAAAGCCGAGGGCTTCGCGCCGCCGAAGCCGGCGGAGAAACCGCGCGGCATTTCGATGGGCGCGAACCGCGACCCGAAGGGTGAGACCAAGGAAATCATCAAGGCACACATATGAGCGACAGCACGAACCCCAATCTCCCGAGCAACATCCCGGCCAACTCGAACAGCATCCTCAACGGGGCCACAGACCCCACACCACAAGCCGGCGAGAAGGGCAGCAAGTGGCGGGCCCTGGTCTCCTGGCTGAAAGGATTCGGCAAGTGAACGAGATTATTCGCAGCCTCACCACGCACCACGACGGACACGGGCTCAACGAATCCATCAGCATCGGAACGGATGCCCCAGATGGTAGTGGCGCCGCGCACTTCTATATCTTGAGCATCGACGGCGAGACCATCGCAACCATCCAGTTCCAAAAGGGCCCGCGCAATGTCGAGGGCTCGCTGCCCGGTGCGACCGAAGCAGCGCTCTACGCCATCCTCATCGACCGACTCGATGGGTTCCAGAGGGGGCCGTATCCGTCGAAAGAAGGCGCGATGCAGCTCACCAAACTGCAGGAATGCAAAATGTGGGCACGCGAGCGCGCCGACGAACGGGCGAAGCGCGGCGTCCTGGGGACAAACAACAAATGATAAAGCTCACCGACGCACTCGACACCGCTGACCCGATTCCGCAGCCACAGAAGACCGAGCCGGTCGAGGTGTGGACGTTCGTGTTCCAGAACGGCGGCAGCGCCGTCTACCCGATTCGCACCGACCGCAACGAGAAAGCGCTCATGGTGCAGAACCCCATCGACAAGTCGCTCGTGGAAATCCGCCTGGTCTTCCGCGACGACACCACCAACGAGCCCGTCTCCACCATCAGCTTCATCGTCGCCAACCTCCAGTCGTGGGCAATGGACAAGGGCAACATCCCCGTCTACGCGCCTGG